CTGCCTAGCGGGCCACCCAGTACCGGGTAATCCATGGTTGCGCTTGGATCGCCTGCCGTGCGGTGGCGCACGCCGATCGTCCATGGGTGGGCCGGGTCGGAATAATTGAGCGCCAGGTATCGGTTGTTTTCCTGCGCGCTCTCGTCGGGCCAGTCCCACCAGAGTTCGGTAAATGCCGGGTTGGGCGAGCCGAATACGCGGCCGATCATCTGGCGATTGACGAGGCTGAAAAACCAGTCCTGCACGGCACAGGGCAGTGGCTGGACGTTGCCCTGATAGGTCCAGAAGGTTTGCAGCCCCGGCCAGGCAAAGAACGAGCCGACGCCAATGACGGACCGCGCCGAGATCGGCCCGCAGCCCGCCGCTATCTGGACGATGCCGTAGGCATACGGGGCGCCCACGTAGCTCATCTTGTGCAGGTCGTTGGCCGTAAATATCAGAATGCCATCGTTCACCTTGACCGCGCACATGGCGTAGCTCTGCGTTTGCAGCAGCTTGGCCCCGGCTAGGTTGGTCAGGGTCGGTGCCCAGACGTCGGGGTTTTCCTGGTCGCTCCAGGCGATGTTGCGGGGATCGCCGCCCGAGGCAAGCAGGATGACAAACCGCTGGTCGCTGACGATGACGCCGCGATTATTTGTGGGTGCCGTAGCTACAAGAACGGGCAGCACGGTTGGCGTATTGGGATGCCAGCGGAACAGGCGCCCATCCTGCGTCGGGACGATGAGCAGATCTTGCCCGAACGTGTCCATGCTCCAGCGGTCGCCCTGGATGGCGGATATGTCCTGGGTGCCGATATCGGCGGGATCGCGCGCCGTGCCGTAGGTGTTTTCCCCATAGTCCGCCAGGCCGTATCCCACCAGCGCGCCGGGCGGATTGAGGCCGCTCACGCCTGCCGGGGTGATGTCGTAGAGCGTCTGGAGATCGAAGCGGTAGGCATAGAGTTTGGCGTCCGTCCCGAACGCGGCCCAGCGGACGCGGGCGTTGTCGTGCCAGGTCAGCAGGTCGCGGGGCAGCGTGGGCGTGGCCGTATTCGGCTGGGCAACATTGCCGCCGATGGGTTGCAACTGCCCGCCGCGGAAGCGGACGAGATTCACGTCATACCAGCGGCCAGGCGTGGCCTCTGGGGTCGCATTCCGCACGACCCCCGGCGGTGGCGCTTGGGCTACGCGAGGCATTAATGCGGACCGCGCGACGGCGAGGACATCACCCGCAGGCTGCGCGGCGGCATGAGGATCGCGCGCAACTCGGCCAGTTCCGTCCGCAATGTCGCGAGTTCGTCGGTGATCGCGAGATCGGATGCCAGCCCTTCGGGGACCATGGCGCTCATGACAGTCGTTGCCGCCTGAGTGCCCGCGAAGACGATCTTGGTTACGACTATGACCGGGCTGAGGATCGGGAACAGCGTCCCGCTGCCGCCGAGGGCGATGTTGTGAGCATGATTGCCGTCGCCGTTAATGCCGTGGGCGTGCGCGGTGATGGTGACGTTGTGGGCGTGGCTGCCGTCGCCGTAGATCTGGTGAAGGTGCGCGGTGCTCTGGCCGCCTGTGCCGAAATTATGCGCGTGGTTGCCATCGGTGCTGGTGGCGATGCCGTTGCCGGTGAAGATACCGCCCCCTCCGGACACGTTCGCGCCGCCGCCGGCAGCACCCCAGGCATTTACGGTGTGAGCGTGGTTGCCCTGCCCATCGGTTGAGCCGCTATGGGTATGATCGCGATCGTTAGCGGCGGTCCAGTCGCCATGGCTGTGATAGCCCTGCGTGTCGCTAACAGAGTTCCAGGGGCCAGCCGAGACCGTGGCGCCGCCGTGGCTGTGAAAGCCCGTCGTGTCGCTGACGAGGTTGACGGCGGGCAGATGGACCCTGGCGATGGCATTCGTCACCGCGCCGGTCTTCTGCGTGAACGAGTAGGTGATGCTGGTCCCGTTGGTATCGACCACGGTGCCGGGGCCTATCGCCGCGCGGCCGTTCGATGCGGGCAGATTGAACGTGCTGACGCCATCGCCTGCGCCCCAGTAGGTGCCGATGACAGCGAACAGGGCGCTGTATGTCGTGCGGCTCACAGCCCGCCCGTCCGCGATCAGCCAGCCTGGCGGGGCGTTCGGCCCGGCGAAATCGAGCAGCGCGCCGATCGGCGTGGACAGGAACACGAACTGATCGAGGATGGTGGTGTTGCTGTTGAGCTTGCTGCCCCACGTATCCCGCGAGCTGCCGACCTCGGGCAAGACGAGGTTTAGGTTCGGCGTGTAGCTGTCGGCCATGACGGATTCCCTTAGACGACGCCTGCGGGCGGCTTCTGCGCGGTGGGCGGCCCGGCGGGCGTTACTGTCACGGTCGCGCCGCTGGCGACGGTGCCGGTGGTGGCCGGGTTGATGGTGATGTTGAGGCCGGCGATGCCTGCGATTGACGCGCCTGCGGGAATGCCAGTGGCGGCGATAGGCAAGCCGACGACAAAGCCGGTGGCCGAGGTGACAGGGATGACGGTCAGCCCCGACGCGACCGACGCTGTGGTGGTGGTTGTGACGTTTGGCACCAGCGCGGTCTCGCCGCTGTCGTCAGCGGTAGCAGCAAACCATCCTGCCCCTTTTGGCAGGACGATGCGCCAGCCGCCGATGCCCTTGGTGCGGTTAAATCCCATTCTAAGCACCCAGTCGCGGTATGTGCCGTAGGAATACGACGCGGCGTGTGGGCGGGCGGTCTGTGGCGGCATAGGTGCCTGGTAGCCGTAGACGATGCTACCATCGCAGGCCCGCCATTGCGGGTCGCCTGGGGGCGTCTGGCTCATCTGGCCGGCCGTGGTTGGCATGATTATCCCCTATTGCTTGGCCTGTTTGGCCACGTCCTCTTGCAGTCTGTTTAGCACAACGCCCTGCATTTGTTGGGTGGCCTGAAGGTCGGCCATTTTCTGCTGCATCGTCAGCAGCCCCTCAAGAATGCGGTCGGCGCGGGCGATCACGGCGTCCACCTTGGCAGCGTTGGATTGGACAGGACCGCTGCCGTGGGTTTCGAGCGCGACAATCCGCAATTCGTGGTTGGCGCCCTGCTGCCGCATCGTGCCGATCTCTGACCCGATGAGGAAGACGTAAAGGGCGATGGACGCGGCGCCGCCGACCACGCCAATCGTGAGCCATCGAGGCCGTCGAGACGGTGGATCGTCAGCCATGTCCCAACGGCCCCCATTGCTAGGCGCTCAGCTTACGGCGCAGGGCTACGAGGCCGATCAGCCCGGCACCCAGGATGGTCATCGAGGCTGGCTCGGGGACAGGCGAGAAGATTTCGGTCTGGCCCCGGTTGAGCAGGGTGGCGTTGCCGGTGAGGGTGCCCGAGATCTGTTCCGTCATTGAGAAAGGGCTGGTGAGCAGCAGGCTGCCGCTGCCGTTATGCGCGAAGCTGTCGGCCGGGCCGACTGCCGTGCTGGTGAAGCTGTCGATCAGAGTGCCGGGGGTAGTCGTCGGGGTGGTGGCACCCTGTGCATTGGCAGCGTCGGCCCAGAATTTCACAGTCGCGGTGGAACCGCCAGCATTCTGCCACACCGCACTGGACGCGGTGCTGAAAGGGGCGACGGGGGCTTTGAAGCCGGTATCGCTGACGGTGACGATGTAGGCGACGGGACCGGCCAGCGTGTTGATGACGGACAGGGATGACGTGTTGAGGATATCCAGCGCGTTGGGGTTGGCGAGCGTGCCGACCGAAGTCTGGATCGAGCCGTTGATGGTCAGCCCGCCCAGCGTGGTATCCGCGATCTGGATCGTGCCGGTGGACAGGTTGGTGTCGCACGCGGCGTTATCGACGCAGGTGAAGATCGAGCCGCCGAAATTCGCGCTGATCGTCAGGGCCGCGTGAGCAGGAAAGCTGGCGAGGGCGGCGAGCGCCACTGCCAGCACCCCCGCGACAAGATAATGCGTTCGCATGTTGGTTCCCTTTGGTTGCGCCGGGAAGCCCGGCGAGGGTGGCGATGCAAGCGAGACGCCGATGAGCATTGCCAGTGGCTTAGAAGCCTCGACTTTCGCATGTGTAAAGCGCGCCGACACTCGCGCCTGGATTGCGGCGAGGTCGGCCCGATGGCCAGCGGCGCGCACTTGGGCGCTCTTGCGGGCGTGACATTTTCGACACAGCAGGATCGTGGCCCATGGCTTTGTCTGCCTGGGACGCCAGCGGCGCAGCGCGCGCGGGTCGGGATAGCCGCAGTCGCGGCAGGCGATCTGTGATATCATCGCTGCCATGACCGCTTATGTGACAATGCCACTGCGGATATCGGCTGATCTTGCCGAGCGGATTGACGCGCACTGGCATAAGCACCGGCTGATGAGCCGTGCTGCCGCCATTCGCGACATACTGGAACGTGGGCTGTCATGGCATGAGCCTCGGGAAAGCGGTGAACAGGGCCGCGAAGGCGAGGGTGACCACGATGTAGTAAAGGGCGCGGTCGGATAGTCTCATGGCACTTGCCTGGGTCGAAGGAACCGCTCGGGCACATGCGTCGTCATCCAGTCCCAGATCTCGGCCAGCGCCTCGCCCGCGCCGGGATCGGCAGCATGTATCTCGTCGATGAGATGGCCCACCGTGTCATAGAACGCCTTGACGTGCGGCGAGGCGTCGGGCGGCAGCGGGGCATTCGGGTCGCTCATGCCGGTAGTCGCCACGGGCCGCCGACGATGCGCCCGCCAAGCAGGATATCGAGCAGAACGAGCACTAGGATAAGCGCGAGGATCACCTGCACGATCAGCCCGAACGGCGGGGGCAGGGGTAACAGTGTGATAACGTAATAGATCACGCCGAACACCAAGCAGAGTATGAGGACGTAGATGAGAAGTGAGATCATGCTCTAGTTCCCCTCTGCCATGTTCATAGGTCCGCGCTGGCGGTGTAGTAGAGATTAATCATCATGGTGCCGGTGGCAGTAGCGTTCGCGCTCGCTGTGAACCCGGTTGAGCCAAGTACGGCGCTGTTAAGCGTGGGGGTGCTACAGTTCGTTGAAAAGTTGTTAGAGAGCACCATCACGGGATTTGCCCGCATGGTGACCGGGAACATGACAGTGGTATTGGCCGCTTGCCCGGCCACCTGATAAAGCCCAGTCGTGATCTGCCCGTTGAAATAAAACCGCTGGCACTGTTGCAGTTCGTAAACCGGATCGCGCTTCTCCAGCGGCGTGGCGACGGTGCCGAGTTCAAGCTGGACGCCCCAGAGGTTGATGTTACTACTGGATGGAGCAACGCCGACGCCCCCCGCGAACGTGTTGTTGGTCGAACCGGACGAATACCATATGTTCATATAAGTGGAGTGATCGCCGTTCGTGCCGACTGTCTTTGCCAGCATGCTCGGGATTGCGAACGTCATCGAATAGCGTGCCCACGACCCGGTGAGCATAACCGACTGCCCCGTTCCATTGACTGTCGCGGATGGCGACCCACCCGTGCCGAAATACTGATCGAAGCTGACGCCAAGCTTCTGCGCTGCGTTCGCAATCGCATAAAAACTGACCGTCACGGTCTTATTGCTCAAACGCCGCACATCTTCGATTGGCTGGGCGACGCGGGTATATGAACCAGCGGCGCCGCTGCCTGTGATCGCCATTGCCGCGACCCATGTTGCGCTGTCATCGCCGCCCATGACTGATGGATTTGCAACTCTACCGAAATTAACCGCATCGCCTACTGTGACGAGCAGCCACCGATCCAGCGTATAGGCGGTCGCGGTGAATCCGGCATTTCCCCTTTGGGCGATGTTGAACATGCTGTTGTGGATGTAGTTGCGGCCCACGTCGTTGGTGATCGGCGCGTAGATGCCGGTGGTGAGCGTGCCGCTGACCCACTTTTGGGAATCCCAAACCCAGATCACGCCGCCGGGACCGGGG